ATGTTTAAAATTGATGAGACCTATAGCGATTATTATAAGACTGACCCTGTGAAGTACCCCGGTGGTGGTGCCATTAATTCCAGCGGCGTTGATACTACGGACGGAACCCCCTGGCTTGCGAAAATGTTTGATAACTGCGTCGGCTGGATGCAGGCATTGTACATTAAGGCTTTTGGCTCTCTTACGGGGATTTCAGGGGAAGCCGAGAATGCTCAGACTTCGGACGTTGTGCGTGCCCTGGATAAGATTCGCGGTGACAATAATGCAGCGGAAAGGACAATCAGTGAGAATACATATTTTAAAAAAGCTGGTGGGGTAATCGGTGGCGATACTTCTATTGAAGGGCAGCTTCATGTTAAGGGGGATCTGCTTGTAGACGGAACCGGAGAAGAAATAATTACGACGGAATTGAAGGTGGGGGCAAATACAATTACCCTTCGCGATGGAAATCCTACAGGATTGGCAACAAACGAGATTGCAGGTGTTGTTACTCACAATTATGACGGGCAGGGTAATAACAATATAATTGCCGTAGATGCGGCTGGAAATGCACGAACAGGTGACATAGACATTGCAACTCGTTTGCTTTACTCCAGTGACGGAAATAATTTTTTTGAGGATGAAAATTTAACAGTTGCTGCAACAATCGGACAGGATGAGGTTGTAAGAGATACGGGGAACACAACCAGCGGCGGCGTGAAAATATATGCAGGAACTACATTCAGCAACAACAACACTCAGCCGGTGGCAACTCGTGAAGAAGAAGCTAACATGGTCAATGGCTACGGTGTTACCTGGAATGCAGCAAAAAAATGTCTTGAGACAACCTTCATTCCCAGCGGGGCGGTTATTCCTCAGAACATTCAGGCAGATACTACAATCACTGAAATTGTTGCGGATAAATGTGTATACATTACGGCATCTTCGGCAGTTACACTGACAATAGGGAATGCGTCTCTGCCCGGAATTAAGATAAGGATTATTAACACGACTTCATTGACTCATACTCTTTCGCTTACTTCTGTGAGCGTGAACGTACCTCATGTTCTTCCTATGGCCAATGTTGAGATTATGTGGAACGGTACTGCATGGCAGAATGTATCTGGAGAGGCTGTCGGCTCTACATGGGTTCAGAGAAGCCAGCAGGAGAGCCCCTTCGATGTGTTTCCTTGCTCAGCATGGACTGAGCTTATCAACAGAAACGGTGCTTTCGAGCGAAGCGAGAACGCGCCCGTCAGTATATATACGCTTGACGGCGAGACTTTCTACGCCGATGTCGAGCGTGAACGTCCGATAGATATAAGCGGGCTTGGTACTGCCACTGACACTGGGAACACCGAGTACAACAGTCGTGGCGAGCAGATGAAGATTTTCTCTGGGGACTGGACGAGCGGAAACGCTGCCGCGTACATTGGTAAAACAGGTGTTTTGACCGTTCAACTGGACGCATTCCAGGGACATCATCACGAGTTTTATCCAGATTTCGAAAATGGAAGAACCGATCTATCTAAAGCGAGGCGTTTTTTTGTTGATTCAGGAGTAAATGACAATTTCTATTGCGATACTAATGGCGAAATGCAGACTGTGATTGGACAGGCTTGCGGCGACGGTGTGCACGGCGAGCCACGAATTGCAGCGGAGACACGCCCCGTCAATTACACTGCCCGTGTCTGGAGAAGAACCGCCTAGGCGGTCTGCTGACTTCATGGGTCTTAATCATATCTTCCTGCACGTCAAATCGCCCTATTAAATTAAAAACGTCCGTTTTTCAAAGATTTTTAAAGTTGCAGAGTCTTTTGTTTTGTGGTAAAATGTTGTAGAGGTAAACAAATGAAAAAAACTGAGAAAACAGGAAAAGGGAAAAAAATAATGATGTGGCTGGGAATCTGGCTTGTTCTGGGAATTACTGCTTGCATCTTTATTGTTTTTACTTCCAAGGAAGAAAACAAAACAATCGAGCAGATAGAGGTTGCTGCGAAGGCAGATAAAGCTGAAAGCTCTCAATCAGCTCTTCCGGCTTTTAAAAAGGATTCTGGATTGTCTGAAGCTGAGAAGCTTAGAAATCCGCTGATTGTGGCTCAGATTATAAAACTGTCAGAAAAAGATTTTGACTCTATTACAGCAAAGAATCTGAAGGACTTCTGGCTTGAATGTAATTTTGAAGACTGGGATTGAGTTTGGAAAATTCCATGAAACTGTCAGAGAATTCTTTTATCTTTCGGATGAAAATGATTTTCAATACTTTAATTCTGGTGACCCGGATGATGAAGGCTTGAAAAGATTTAAGGATTCTGACAAAGTTTTTGCCGCAAAAATTAATTAAAAATAAATTATAATGTGAAGGCCTGTAAGCAGCTGATTATGAATGAAGAGTACCGGCTTCCTTATTTGCAAGCTCTTGGTCACGCCCGGAAGAAAGTGTTGCAAGTTGCGAGAGTTCTTCGTCAGAGAAAAGGCTCAGCTGATAAGGACAAGAGAGAAAATCAAAGGATTTCAGCTGTTCCTTTGCCGTTCGACTGAATTGCGTCCATGAACAAATCATGTCTACAGCTGCACGTTTTGCCAAAATCGGCGAGTCAAAGGAGTCTGGCAGTTGGTGGGGGTATATGGCACGGATGACGCGGCTGACAGCGCATTGAAGCGAGAAAGTGAATCGTCCGTCTTCCGTGCCGTATACTGTAAGGGTAATTTCGTTTTTGCCGTGTTTTTCAAAAATCCGTTCGATTTGCCGCATGGAACTTTCCCCTTTATTTTTAAATTTGTGGGTGACCGTAGATAATGGGGAAATTCATTTCTTTTGTTTTTGGATCTTCATATAGAATTTCCTTTCTGTGGTCGGCGGCATATTGCAGTTCCATTCTAGCCCCCTTGCTTTGCTGCCAGTCAGAGAGCATATAGACTGCATCGCAAATGTCTATCATGGCATAGCAGATGTGCATATAGTCTTCGTGGCTTACCGCTTCATAAGCGGGAAGAACGCTGGGGATAAATACCTGATGCCCCTTTGCAACGAGAGATTTTTGAGCGATCTCAAATTTTTGTATAACTTTTGAGCGGTTGAGTCCGCTGATTTTTCCTGCAATGTAGATTTTCATTTTTGTTCTCCTTTTTTTTTACAGTTCTGGATTTTTGAACGGTTGCCATAAACTGAAATTATGACAACTGCCATCATTAGGGCATCCTGTTTTGCTGCGACGACAATTAGAACAGTTTCGATTTCCAAGTTGTTTTTTTAGTTTTTCGTTTTGTTTCATAAGGTAAGTTATTATGTTGCAAAGAGCAGCTTTCGATACTATTGTTGCTCTAGTAGCCATCACTTTTTCAATTACGCAATTTTTTTCTTCTTCAGAATTATTTGGATTAAATAAAAAGCCTATGCTTGCTTTTTCATTGATTTCTTCTCGTGTCATAATTTCTCCTTTAAAAAGTTAATTCAAATTATCTCTACTACATCAGCAAGATGTATTGCATACACGGGCTTGTCTATGTGCAGGTCTGTGTCTTTGCCATCTACAACTTCTATTTTTGAGATTTTTACGTTCATTTTGCGTTGCGTTACATAACCCATTTTCATCAGCGAATTGAAATCTTCCTCAAACTCCTGAGAATATCCAAGTGCTGAAATTTTCTCGTAAAGTTCGGTTGGCTCGTATATACAGAATGTTGCAAGTTGGTGCATTCCGTTGCCAATCCTCGTAGTCCAGTACGGCTTCACTTCACGATACTCAATCGTCTTTTCACCGGATTTAATTTTTTCGTACCATTCTTTTTTTAACGGAAATGTCAGCATTTTTTTTCCTCTCCTTTATAAATTTCTACCTCGTTTAAGAAATGCTCTGCTTGTTCATTAAGTTTCAAAACATTTATACAACAATTTTTTTCTGGTACACTGCATACTGTGATATGACCACCCTTCACAATAATCATATAGTCTTTAATAATTTCTTTTGCTTCGGTGAGTTTACTTTTCATAAACTTACTATTCAATTCTAATGTTGTTTCTACAGCCTTATTACGTTTTTTCAGTTCTGCGTTTTCCTTTTCAAGCTCTGCAATATGCTCCAATTCTTCAACAGCCTTCCACATTATTTCTGTAATTCTAATAGCGTGAGATTCTCGTTTTGCGTGTATTTCAATATGCTCTTTTATTTTTGATATTTCGTCTTTAGTCATTTTTATCCTCTCCTTAATAAATATCAAAATCTGAGTCATCGTCATCATCAGAATCATTTGAATTATTTTGATTTTCTGACGGTGGCAGTGTAGCCCCCCCAAATGGATTATCTTCAGGTTCCGGCGGCTGAATTTCTTTCTGTTCCTGGAACATTTGCTGTTGCTCTGACGGCTCGTCGGAATTCAGGAACTCAAGTCCTTTTTCGGTGAATGAGATAAAGCGGAAGCCCCATTCCGGCATTTGCGAGCCGGGCCGTCTCTTCTGAACGTTTATTTGGCTTCCTTGGAGTTCGTGATGGTCTTTTTTCAGATAAAAAATAAAGCGGCGTTGATTAAGGGCTTCGGCTGAGCCGGACTGATAGCCCTTGAAGTTCAGATAGCAATTGTAAAGGTCGGTTGAAAAGATAAAAGCTTTTGAGTCGTTAGGGGTGAACTTGATGCAGGCTTCATAGAATTCATCTGTGTCCTTACTTTGTGCTTCGATGTAAGAGCTCTTGGCGTTCTCACATTCCTGTGAGGTTGGAATATTGAGGTCGAATTTTTGTTTGAGCTCTATGTATTTTTCGGCCAACAGTTTGATGATACCTGGAGCTTCATCGATTATCTTTTTTTCAAATTCGTTAGGGTTTGAAGGAACGGTTTTGTAAAGCTGCTTATAGTTTGCGTCCTTAGAGCGTTTGGCGTGCTCTACATTGAAGTGGAAGACCAGGAGACGGCGGATGATTCCTGAATCGTGCTTGTAGAATGATGGCAGCTCATTGCCGACGATGATAATTTGAGCTGTTGGCAGGAACTTGTGAAGGCCCTGGCGTAATTTTCGCGCGGAAATCATATCGTTACCTGTGAGGCGTTTGAGCTGGTCTGAATTGAGGCGGCCGTCTTCCGGAAGCTCCATTGTTACGGAGAACATTTTGCCTTCGAGCTCTGCAAGCTCTGGGGTAGGGCCGTTGTCATTATCGAAGCTTCGCTTGTTGGCGATGAGGACTGAGGCCTTGAGGTTTGCAAAGCAGTTATTTGTGAAAATACCTTCCAAAGATTTTAACAGCGTTGATTTACCTGTACCGCCCGGGCCAGTCATAAAGCAGGAATATGATTTAGAAATATTTCTGGACGGAATCAGAGACAGATAGTAGAGCAGTGTATCTTTTGTTAAAGTTGGGTTTAGTTTGAGAGTTTCTTCATCCGGGGTGTCGAAGTCCATATCAAGAGCTTTGAGAAAGAATTCCGGGTTGACTGCATTGCGGATCTCTTTGCAGGTATAAGGCAGGTAGGTGAGGCGGTATTCGTCCGGGGTTCCTTTTCTGAATTTTATTTTGTCGCCGGAAAAATCCATAACACCATCGGCTAGGGTGATGGTTTCTGCTATCTTCTGAGAATCGAATAAAACCGGGTCTTTGTTTTCGTCGTGATAAAATTGCGCTTCCTTATGGTTTAGGTCAAAAGCGAGGTGACGGCGGAATGGTGTAGTGCCGATTTTTTCAATAGCGTCTGTTACAAGTTTCTTGTCTCTTGGGTACTTACGTAAGTAGCAGAGAAGGGCATTGAGCAGGATTGAATGAGATTCTGTTGCAATGCTTGGAATGAAAACCCATCGGTTTTCGATAAAGACATAGTTTGCTTCTTCCGTGTTGATGTAGAGCAGCCTGTTTTTGAGGGCTTCTGCAACTGTGTAGGAGCCAAAAGCGTGGTCGCAATAGTGAAGGAAGGTCTGAAAGTTTTTTGTCTCAATCAGTTTTTCATAATCAACCGGGAAAACTGTTGGGATTGGTGAAATCATATTTAGGATTTCTGCAGCAGGAATGAGAATTTCTTCCAGCTTGTCCAGGAGATACTTAGAGGCTCCGTGTTTAACTGCGATGTGATAAAGCGGGTGAGTGCTAATCTTTTCAACATCTTTGAGGATGTCATTATTTTTTGCGCGGATGTCCTGAATGTCTTCTTCTGTGAGCTCGTTCTTTGTCCATTCTGCGAGGGCCTGCGGTGCTGTTGGGTCTTTGCAAGATAAAAGTGCTGCTGCAATGAATCTTTCGCGTTCTTCTGCAGAAAGGTCATCATAAGGAATCTTTTTAAGGAACGAGCGGAAAAACTTGATAGGCAGAGGCTCCCACTCCGGGGAGAGGATGTCTTTTTTTGGTGTCTGGCTTGTAGTGGATGATTTGCGCTTTGTTCCTGGCTGTGGTTTTTCGCGCGGTGTGTATTCTTTTGCGTTTTTGATTGCTTCCAGGACTAGATCAAGATGACCATTGAGAATTGCTTCATCCGGGTCTTTATAGTTGAAATTGTCGGGAAGGACGGTTGTTTTGATTTTGCCAGTAAAGCCTTCTGCAATAAGTTTTTCCGGCAGCGTTTCTTTAATGCCGTCGTTTGGATCCGGCGGGATAAGGCCGAACATTTTCTGACTCTGGAAAGGCGGCTTGTGTTCGGCCGGGTCTTTGTCTGCAAAAAAGATTACTTCTGAAACGTTTGCCGGAATCAAGAGCTTTCGGATTTTTGGTTTTGAAAAATTATTGAGGCCACCTATTGAAAAAATATTGTTGATGCCGCAAGCCCTACAGACTAGGGCATCCATTTCGCCCTCTACCAGGATTATTGACTTTCCTTCGTACTGCGGCAGTTCGTTTGCAAAAAGGAATGGGACGCTGCGCGGATTTGACTTGTTGCTCTTTTCCTTTTTTGCTTCTTTATCATAAGCATAGTAAAAGAGCTTATAGCCGTTGGGTGTTAATGTTACAATACCGTCTGACCACCAGGCAAGCTTGCGCGGATCTTGCGGAAACTGTTCATAATTGCTACCGTTCCAGGAATAACAGAGGTCGCGAGTGAGGTCTACATAGATCTGGCCTTCCTTGCCAATAGCCGGAAATTGACTGATAGAAGGGTAGTCTTCTACTTTGCCATTTTCTTTCTTGTAGGCAACTCCGGCGGCCAACAAAAGTTGTGTGCCCAGTGCGGTGAGGGCGGCGTTCTTTCCTGGATACCAAAAAAAGTATGTTACAAGTTTTTCAAGAATTTCGGGCGGGTATTGTTTTATTTTTCCACCTGTGGAAACAGCGGCGCGTTTTGCAAACCAATTTTTAACACATTCCTGGGAATGGGGGAGGGCTTTGAGCCATTCGGTGAATTTTTGCAGAGCTTCTGGATTTGGAATAAAATCTTTTTTTTCGATTTCCTTAACAGGAGCTTTTTCGATGACCTTGAGAGTTGAAGCTTCGCCATTGCCAAAGATGCGGTCAATTTCTTCAAACTGCTTGGCTTTGTCTGTTTCGCCGGTGAGAATTTCTACTGCGTCGTATATGTCTCCTGAGCATTTGTCACCGCAAACATAGCAGTGGAAAAGTGTCTCGTTTACGCTGCATGAAGGGTTCTTGTCTTCGTGCTGCGGGTGAAAGCAGCGGATAAGGCCCGGATGGGAAATGTCTACTCCCATGTGCTGAAGGTAAGGAATGAGGCAGGATTTATATTTGTCAAACGGCAATTCTTTTTTTTCAAAATGTTGCATTTTCTACAACTGGAGCTTTTAGCCCCCCCCCTATAAACTTATTGTTTTCCTGCGGTCACGATTGTGCCACCAAAAGCTTTTTTGACAATGTGGACTTGCAGAGGCAGCTCTTGGGCTTTCTGCCAATTTTGCGTAAGTTTTTCAAGCTCTTGCGGGCTATATTTCGTGCCGTCTTCGCAAAAAAGCCAGCCGGAATTCTCGTCAAAGGCTACGCGCTGATTGAGTGACTGGCTTTGTATGTATGTCCATTTGCCTTTTGCCATCACTAATCCTCATAAGTGTCCTCAAAGAAGTGAGCCAATTCCTGATAGAAAGCAAATGCAGTCTTTTCGCTCTCCGCAATTTTCTTTGACTTGCAAAAAGCTTGCCAGCGTGTTTGGATTTGCTTTGAAATCGGGTTTTTAACGCCCTTACTTTTTTCTTCTGGAAGTTCGCTGTCGTAAGGGTCATGTGCAAGAATTAAACGGTTATTTTTTTTGTCAAAACTTGCAGAGAAAACCGAAAACATTTTCCCGTAAAAAAGAATTTCGACTTTTGTTTCTTTGTCGGAAGATGAGTTTGCTATGAGTTTGTTCAATTCTCGAAGAGAAATCCCGCCCTTGCTTTGGGTATTGCCTGTCTCGGTTTTGACAGGCTGCATATCGGGAACTTTGACCGCCACGGCATCGTCCGGGATTTCGTAAATCCAATCATTGTGTTCGCAAACTTTGCTGTCGATGTATTTTTTTCTGCTGCCAGAATACTCTCCGCAACATCTGTCGCCGTCTATGTACTCAAAGCAATCGTCATCTATTTTTGAGACTTTGCAAACTTTGAGATGCTGTGCGCTGTTTTTGTCGTTGGCGTGGACGAATTCTTTTCCCACATAGAGGTCTGCAAAGAACAGGCGTTTCCCCGCGTGGCTAATAATTGTGCCTGGCGCAAAGCGTTCTTGTCCGCTTCCGCTGTCATGTTCGGGCGTTTCTCTTCTCATAGATTCAGCAAAAGCGTTGTTGTAGCGATGGACTTCATCTTCCCATTCTTCTTCGCTTATTTCTGCTGGTGAAATCATGCTTTCGTCATCAGAAATAAAATCTTCATCTGGTGTACTCACGTGAGTAGTTGCCAGATTCTTTTCTTCCTGCATCATTCTTGTTGCTGCTCTATATGTTCCGCCTTCTGCAATCAGCTGAGTTAGGCAAGATTCTAGTTTTTCTTCTGGAATGGATCTGAGCTGAGAAAGTGTTTTTGTCGTGATTTCTTCTGTGTTTAAGCCCGCTGCGTCTGCGATTTTCCTGATTTTTGCTCCTGCTACAATGTCGCTGACCCACTGTATTGGCTTTGAAAGCTTATCGGCAATTTGGGTCTGTGTGAGGCCTTCTTCCAGGGCTTTTGCCACTGCGTTTTCTTTTTCTCGTGGTGTGAGATCAGTGCGCTGGATGTTCTCAATCATCTGCAGGGCCCATTTGTCGCCAGTTCTTATGCAGCATTCGATAAGAGAAAAATCGTCGCCGTGTTCACATAGCCACTGATGGGCCCGGATACGTCGTCCGCCTGCAATGACTTCATAGGTCTTATTTCCGTCTGCGTCCGTCTCTGGCGGCCTGACTGTTATGGGATTCATAAGGCCGTTCTGTCTGATTGAGTTTGCAAGCTCTTCAATTTCGGCCTCGTCAAAGTTCATTCGTACATTGTCTGTAATTTTTAAACATGACAATGGAATCTTAATATGATTTGCGTTGTTTGTTGGTAATTTCATTTGTTTGCGCTCCTTTTAGTTTTTATCTTCTTTATTGAGAATGTTTGAAATTTCTATTGCAATCTCTTTGATAGCGTCTGCTTCAGAGGTATTTTCTTTTTCTGCAATAAAAATAATTGCATTCAGCAGGTTTGTAACTTTTTCATTCATTTTGTTTGTGGCTCCTTAATAATATTATTTTTACCAATTCATCATCCGCGACAACGCTTTTTCTTGCTCTTTTAACGTCCGCATCGTATAGATTGCCGTCGTACTGATTTTGGAGTGGCCCAAAAACGAGCTGACAAGAGAAATGTCGTTGTTCGTTGCCTTCAGCATTTTTATTGCGAAATAGTGCCTGAATGCGTGTGGATGCAGAATCTCTTTTCTTACATTTGCTTTTTTCCCAAGACTATGCAAAGTTGAGTTTACAGTCCGCTCTGTAAGCTGATTTCCTTGTAGGCTCAAAAACAAGTAGTCATCATCTTTATGGGAATCAAGCACAACCGCCACTCCTGTTTCAGAAAGCAAATACAGAATATGCAGCATGAAAGCAAAGTCTGCCATTCCGCGCGACGGCATTGCGGGCACTCCCTCAAAGCGTGGGTCAGAATCAAACATATCCATTTTGGGCGGTTCCCATTTTATGCCGAACGGCGGGTTTGCCACAATGTAGTCAAACTTTCGGTCTATCCACGCGGGATTTTTGAGCGTATCGCCGCATACGCCGTGAAAATTGCTCAGGTATTTTTCCGCGTCGGCAAGCTGTTCCGCGTTTATTTCCTGCCCGTACTTTTCGACATCATCATCAAAAACGGAGAGAAGCCCGCCGTTTCCACAGGTCGGGTCATAGACTTCTTTCACATCGGCAGGGAGAAAACTTTTTACGTAATTGGCAAGTTCGGGCTGTGTGTAGAAGATGCCTTTTTCCGCGAATTCTTTTTTGATGCTTTTTATGTTGTACGCCATGTTTTTCCTCTTTTTTATCTCCTTAATTCCCATTTATCTTTGCAATTGATACAATCGCAATAGGTCAAATCACATTTTGCATCATAACAACCACCTGTATTGACGTGGTATAAATGTTCGCAATTTCCACCACACTTCATTTTCTCAATTTGCGCTTCTAGTTCTACTATTCGCTTTTCTTTTGGTTCTGCGAACTTGACTAAGGCTTGTTTCATTGAACTTTTGTCCGTTTTTTCAGAAACAAATCTTATTGCTTCTTTATTTTCGGGGTCGTTTACAACCGCAATGGCGTTATAAACTGTCTTGCAGTTAGGACAGGTAATTGTTTCAATAGGTTTCATTTCTAGCTCCCATTCATAATTGCATTTTTCACAAACTGCTCTTACTGTCATTTTGCTACCTCACATTTCCCAAGGGTGACAGCTTTGACGAATGGCAGCAGTCTTTCTTCCAGGTCTGAGCGGATGTGATAATCAGGATTACTCATCAACCTTTTTAGGCTGTTCATTTTTGGTACAGGGTAGGGCAGAAAAAAATCTGCAAAGTTTTCTTTGTATCTTTCCAGGATATTGTCCGGATCAGATGCTGCGTTGTAGCTGTTGCATATAACTGTCACGTCAGAATCTAAACAACAATCAGAAAGCTTCTGTATGTAGTTGGATGTGGCCACAAAGTCTAGCGGGCTGCATTTGCCGACGATGGCGATTGAGTCGCTAGAAAAAACGGCGTTACGAGTTTGGGCGTTCCAAGTTCCGGGCGGGTCTATCAGAATGAAATCATACTGATTTTCAAAGCCTAGTTTTTTGATTTGGATTTTAAGCTGCATATCAGTAATATTCGCGAGCATATCCAAGTCAAGATCTGACGGGATGAGGTCTAGCCGTGCCTTGTCATTCTCTTTGACTGTGTAAGGCTTGACTTCTCGACCTGTAAGTAAGAGCTTTGAGTTCTGGTCAAGCAGTACTTTTCCCATGACTTCGCTTAGTGAGCAGTTTGGATCTAAATCAATCAGCAAGACTTTAAAACCGTGCTGATAGAGCCAGAGGGCTAAAAAGATGTTCAGGGTTGTTTTTCCTGTTCCGCCTTTTCCGTTTGTGATTGTAATTTTCATTTGTTTGCTCCTATATCTTTTGCCTGGGCAGAATTGCTCCGGCTGAAGATTTCATTTAAATTTGCAATTGTATTTGTTAATAATTTCTGATAGTCAGATTGTGATTCCTGACAATTTTGCAGCTTGATTTCCAGAAGAGAAATGACAGTATAGATGAGCTTTACTTCGTCTTTATATGGTGATTTAAGAATTGTGACTGAATGCTTCTTATATTTGAACGATGTTGCCTTGGCGTTTAAGACAGCTTTGATAAAAGTCGAGCTGCTGAATTCATTCTCGATTGCCGCTTCTGACAGTGAAGAATAGTAATTGCCGTCGATGATGACGGGAGTTTTTTTCAGTCCCATAGTTTTAACTCCTGAAAAAAAACTCATAAAACTCTGTGTCTAACTTAAATTGGTAGACAGAATACGCATTGTTTTATGAGCTTAATTTTGATTTGCTTTTGTTTTCAGTAGGGTATTTTAATTCTTTTAAAATTAATTCCCGCGCAAATTTGCTAAAGTTAGTAAAAGCTGGAAGATGTTCCAGAATGTACCCCCATTCTTCAGGTCTGAAAGAAACTGAAAGAAGTTTCCGTTGATATTTGCTTTCGTTCATAGTATGTATTGTATGACATATTTATTTAAAGTCAAGCCCATTTTTAAACATTTTTAGAAATTATTTAAAAATGGGATAAAAGTATAAAATGAAAATTTAAAAAAATCTGATGGGAAAAAAAATATTTTTTTTATTTTTTTTAAATTCGCTGTTTTTGGATATTTTTATTGGTGATATTTATTTAATTTATTATTGTATAATAAATTAAATATTAACATTGTAACATAAAATTATGTTACAAAGGTTTGTTTTATACAGAAAAAAAATTTTTAACAAAAATTTGAGAAAAAAACAGAAAAAAAAATTTTTTTTCTGTATAAAATAAATGATTTGTAACGCGAAATTGCGTTACAAAGTTATGAAAAAAAATTCCTGGATATATGTATTTTTTTTTACTGCATCAATTGTAAAAGGTACTGCCAGAGGGGTATACGGTTGTGCAATTATTCGGCGGCGGGTGCCCTTTGTTAATTGTAAGTCAAGTTTAACGAATGGTTTCAAAAAGTATAAAACGACATAAAAAAAGACATAGAAAAAAGAAAAATTTATGCGATAATATTCGTTATGGAAGTTACTGCCTCTGATTTTGCGCGGATGTGCGGACTTTCGCCGATGGCTATCTCTAAGCGGATTGCTAACGGTACACTGATTCGCAATGCTGCTCGTCGAATTGATACTGATAATCCAGTGAATCGCGCTTTCCTGGAAACGAAACAAAACAAGCTCAAAATGAAGCTGCAAATGAAGCAGCTGGAAGCCGGAATTAAACAAGCTGCTTCCCCTTCCAGGAACTCTGGAAAATTTGATGAGCTTTGTAACGCAATTTTTACGGATGCGGCCGACGGCCGCGAAAACCAAGCACAAAATAACAACGGCTCTCAAACTGTGGCAGGAATGCAAAAAGCTCCGGGGGCTGTGGCCCAGGGAATTACTGTGAGCAGCGGTTCCGCTAAAGATATTATGAACTGCACTATGGGTGAGCTGTTGCGCCGGTTCAATTCGATAGACAACATTGAAAGATTCTCGAAGATCATCCGGGATTTGTCGGCTGCTGAGGAACGCGAGCAGAAGCTGCAGGAAAGGCGGCTTGTACAGGTGCCGAAGGATTTTGTTGTTCAGCGTGTATTTGGCTACATGGATCAGCTGATGGAGCAGCTTCTGGATGTGCCTGAGGCTGTGTGTGATCAGGTGATTGCTGTGTCTCTGGCTAATGGTCAGGACAAGCGTGAAAGTGTTATGAATATTCTTAACGACAATTTGACCCGCTGTATTTCGGGCGCGAAGAGTCATATTGTGAATGAACTTACTGCACTAAGAAGCAAGTACGATAAACAGGAAAATGAAAACATCCGGCTGAGAGAAGAGCTTGCTGAAATGGATGTGATTTAGGGGGATGAGATGGTGAAAGCTGATAATAGTGTAATTGACGATATAATAAAAGAAATTGAGGAAATAAAAAAAGAATTTAAGGGGAATAAGATAAACCCTTATTGTGTTCTTGCTTTTAACTATGCCGGTGTGATGGAGCGACGCGGCTATCCAACTCTTGAGCTGACTAATGCAGTCTGCAAGGATTACTGGACTAACAAGGGAATTTGCGCGGTTGAAGCTTTCCATCTGGATGACGAGGGAAAGATTGCTGTTGATTACCATGCTTTGAGGAATTTCTAGTTTTCGATGGAAATTGAAGAAAACACTGTTTGGCTCAACTGGCTGAATGATACGCTCGCCCAACGTCCGCCGAGACCTAATCAATACATCGACACCGAGCGTGGCTATGAAGTCGTGAAAATGCTTCTGGACTTTGAGCGTGACAATTTCGCTTGGCGAAGAAGTGATGAAGATACTTTCTGGCTTGATGTGCAACTGTTCGTGAAGTACCGCCTGAGCAATGAGGAAATTCTTTTTGTCGCAAAAATGCAGGGCGGCATCGAAAATTACAAGAAACATTCTGATGAACGAAAGGCCTACGCAGAATTGAAGCGCGGGCTGGATAAATTACGGGCGATAAATGCGAAGTGAGATTATGCAATAGAATTAGTCGAGGCATGAATGGAAGTTGCTGTCAAAGTTTCCGATTTAGATTTCCTCATTGAGCGGTTTTCGCTGTTGCCTGAGAAGCGGGAATATGAGCTTCCAAGTGATTACATCCAGCGGGTGCGCTATCTTGATAAAAGTCTTTCTCCTTTCCCTGGTAAATTCAGTTATGACAGATTCCCGTATTTTAAGGAGATTGTTGACAAGCTCTCTCCGGCTGATCCGACTAAATATGTATTCGTGATGAAGGGGAATCAGTGCGGTTATACAACAGGAGTGCTTGAACCTGGAATGATGTATCATATTGGGTCGGATCCTGAAGAGCAGGCTTTATTTCTGCCGGATGAAACTATGGCCCGGGATTATGCGAAAACAAAACTTGAATCCTGCATTGATAACAGCGGCCTTCGCCCTTTGATTGCCAGCCAGTCAAGAAAAGCAAACGGATCAAAAGACACAGGAGACACTACGCTGCATAAGCAATATCCGGGCGGATCACTGAAGGTATTCGGTGGAAAATCTGGATCTAAGTTCAGAAACTTTTCTTTTAAAGTTATATATGTTGATGAAGCTGATGCCTTTACTTCGCTGATTAAGGGTGAGGGTGATGTCTTTACATTGATGAAGGGCCGTCAGGATGCTTTTGCTAATCATTCAAAATTGATAATAGGATCTACTCCGAAAAACGAAGGCAGCTCACAGATTCAAAGCTTATTCATGCAGGGGACTCAAAAATATTTTTATGTGCCATGCAAACATTGCGGCAAAATGCAGAAGCTGGAATGGGCCATCTGGGACGAGCATGACAAAAGCAAACAGATCGGCGGCATTGTGTGGGAGAATGACGAGAACTTCAGGCCTAAGCTTGAGACCGTTGGCTATAAGTGTCCTTATTGCGGCGGCGTGATGAAGAACTATGACAAGGCCGAGATAATCCAGAGGGGAGAATGGCGGGCAAGTGTTGAGCGGCCGGAAATGGCTGACGCGGAAAGCTATCACATTACAGCTCTGTACAATCCGCCTGGAATGTATTCCTGGGAAGACTATGTTGCTGAATGGGCTACGGTGTGGGATTTAAAAACAAACCGCGTTAAAGATGTTGAAAAATACCGAGTTTTCAGAAACTTAAAGCAGGGGCTGCCGTTCAGAGAGCAGCATGAGACTATCACCTATGAGAGGGCTTTGCGCTATCGCCGTTTTGGTTTTGCGCGGGGAGTTGTGCCTAACAGAATGGCTCTGCGTGATACAGGCTCTATTGTCCTGATTCTTATTGTGAGCGTGGACGTTCAGAAGGATGGGCTGTATGTTGACATTGTGGGTTACACGGAGCGGGGCTGTAATTTCTCTGTAGATTTTCGCTGGATTGAGGGAAGTGTGGAGCAGTTCGGCGGCCCTTGGGATGAGCTTTCTAAACTGATTCAAAGTGACTTTGTGGATGAGGATGGCAGGCGGTATAGGCCGATGATTACCCTTGTGGACTCTGGCCACTATACAAGCTGGGTTTATGCTTTCTGCAGTCAGTTCAGCTTTGGCGTTTACGCCTGCAAGGGTCAGGACTGGATCAAGGACGGCGCGCCTTATCAGCTTTTTTCTCCTGGAACTTTGAAACAGATTGGATTGCCTCTGGCCTATCATATTAACACTGGGCTTATTAAGGACAGAATCTCAAGCGAGATGAACCGCTTATTCTGGAACGACGGGCAACTGCAGCCGGCCTGGTATCCGAATTTTCCGGAAGATTTTGGTGACGATTATTTCAAAATGTATGAAGCTGAAGAAAAAATTGACATTATTGACAAAACAACACGGAAATATGTGAAAACTATATGGCGGCAAAAGTTTGGTGCAGACAACCACGCTTTCGATACCAGGGTATACAATAAGGGAGCTCTGGAGATTTTTGCTGATGATATTTGCCGCCAGGAATTGCAATGCGGTGCGCTGGATTGGAATGCCTTCTGGCGGTATGCGAAAGACTTCAAAGCGTTTTACCGGGACGCTGAATAAAAAAAATGTTTTTTTTGAAAAACCCTTGACAACTTTCAAAAATCATTGTATATTAGAATCATAAGGCAGCAAGAAAGCTGCAAGGAGCAAACGAATGAAAAACATTAATGAACTTGTTAAATTTGGACGCAAGCACATTGCAGTAAATGGAAACTTCTATAGGGTTGCTAAACCTACAGAAGAATTTTGGACTTTCTACAAGGAAAACAAAGAAGAGCTTAAAAAGCAGGGATATTCTGTATATAAGCACAATGAATATGGGTTCTGCGTGTATGACTGGACTGACAAAACAAAAGCAACAGCCGAACAGATTGAACAGTACAAGAAAGAAGAATCAGAATGGGAAGCAAACAGAATCAATTGTGCCTGGCAGCAGATTGTTGCCGAAGTTGAAGAACGTGGAGCTTATGGGGAAACCATAAAAGATTGTACAACCTGGGAAGACATCTGGGAAGAGCTTGAACGCTTGTATGATAATCCTAAGTGTGTATATGAAGAAGACATTCTTCTTAACATTCCACAACCTTTTTATTTTTCTTGATTTTTTAGGCTGACTACTCACGCGAGTAGTCAGCGTGATGAGAAAAAAAATAATATTTTTTTTGAAAAACACTTGACAATATTCAAAATTAGATGTATATTAGAATCATAGAGCAGGGGAGCCGAGGAGGAAATTATGACAGTAGAAGATTTTATCAAGACATTTGCTGAAATCACAAAAAAATGCTATGACGAGACATTTGGTGCGGGTGAATGGAATAAACTCAGTGAGAAGGGAAGGCATGATTGTATTATGCACTTTGCAGAGCAATTTAGAAATGGTTTAAGAAAATGGTAAAAAGAGCCTGCCGGGAAGGGCAAGCTCTGCAAACAAATGAAATTTCATCTGAGTAAAATTTCTGAGAATGATTATAGATTCAGGGAGGGGAAAAGTCAAGCGTGGTTTTGGGGACCGCGCTTTTTTTATGGCAAAAAAAATAATATTTTTTTTTGAAAAACGCTTGACAACTTTCAAAAATCATTGTATATTAGAATCATAAGGCAGCAAGAAAGCTGCAAGGAGCAAACAAATGAAATTCAATGAATTGAAAAACGGAATGGTGGTAACAGTACAGAGTGCGACAAGAGATTGCGGAATGACTAATGACCCTAATGGCTGGTGGGGTGCTAGACTGTCGAGGTTTGATGAAAAAATTAACGGGGGAATCTCTTGTGATTTATCCCACTTGGTTTTGAAAAAAATTCTTAAAGAAGGTTGCTATGAAATAATTGGTGGCGGATTCAAAAATGGCGAGTGTCTATCGACAACAACAAAAATCAGAATTGTGAAATAAATAAATAAAAAAAAACGTGCCGGGCGGTTCCCGGCAAGGAGCAAACAAATGAAAAAAATCTTATTGGTGAGCAAAGGTCGATACGTTACAAGAGAGGCTGTTGTATCTCCGAAAACGGTAGAAGAATTGACGGATGAAGTTATCAAGATTGCCTATGGTTTTCACTGCGACTTTGATACTGTTGTCGGTTATATCTTTGACGATTCTGCATGGGAAGATGAGGATAGTTATGAGGATGTCCACGAGATGTACAGCAATGACATCTCTCTGTTTGTCGCGGAAAATCATTCTTATGAAAGTCAGAATTTGATTTATACCGGGCATAATTGTGATGACGGTCTGACTTATCGCGAGGACACTGACGACTTTATTGATGACAACGGCGACATCTACGATACGCAAGATGATGCCTATATTGACTACACGCGGGAAGATTTTAGCGGCGATATTGCTGATTTGTTCGCGGCATTCAATAGTGAGGAGAAAAATGACTAAAGAACTGAAGAAAGAACTGCATGACATCTCTCAGACATTCTATTCATGGCTTGAAAAAATGACTGTTGAGAATTGGCGTGAGCCTATAGAAGATCCTGTAGACACATTCTGCAACTATGATGATGAGGCAGGGAAAGAGCTTGCCAGAATTTATTCTGAATACGAGAATAACGAGGAGACAACGGCCGAAATTGACAGGTACATGAATCAGGTTGTGGAAGCCGTCAACAATGGAACTGTTGTTGAACATAGAGGCGGGGCCAGGGTGAACGCCGGGCGTAAAGCTAAGCCGGAAAATGAGAGAAGGCAGCAGCTGGCTATAAGCTGCACTTTTGAGCAAAAGGCGGCAATTGTGGCGGCGGCTGAAAAAGAGGGGATCACAACGGCGGCCTATGTTTTGCGGGCCTGCGGGGTTTGATAAGTTGTAAAAAAATAGGAGATGAACGACCTAATCGCTCACCCTTGCGGGTGGGCGATTTTTTTTTTGTTAACTACTCACGCGAGTAGTTAGAGTTTGTCCATTTCCTGCTGATAAAATTGTGGTGTGAGTTTTTCGGCGTATTCTGAGGCGGGTTTGAGCCATTCTTTTTTTGGGGTGTAGGTGGTTTTGTGTTTGAGGTTCAGAATCTGGCGGGCTGTGAATTTTACTTTTGGGGTGCCGCCTTTGGTTTTTCTGAAGTTGGTGATTCTGAAGTATGAGTCGCCTATGCGCATGAATTTTGAATGTTTGGCGGCATAGTAGGCGGTGGCTACCAGGCGGGCGCGTCTGGAGCCGTTGCGGTTTGACCAGCG